CATACATTCCTTGGTATGCTTGAGCCATCTCCTTGATTTGATTATCATCAAAGCCATAGTCTTTTAGTTCACCCACGGTAAAGAATCGTACCTCTCCTGAGTCTGCTACTGTGGTGTATGCATTGTCACGGTTGGATGCAATGATTAAATATTGTGGGTCTACATATCTAACCCTTGGTTTGCCTGACACTGGGTCAGTATAATCTTGGACTGCGATGTATCCAATATCAATTAAGTCTTCCTCTAACTTTACCTTAATCTCTTCCCACTCAGATAACTCTTCTGACTTGCGTAGTAAGGATTCAAAGGCCGCTTCGATTGGTAACTGATATCCACCCATAGATGCAATCATTTCCATCTCATCAATAGTGCGTGGTTTGATAGGAGCTTGTGACTTCTTAGGGTCTTCCATCATTCCAATCTCTGCTCTTACATAGGCAAGGAATTCTTTTTCTTGTTCCTCTACATAGTCCTTCCACTTCATCATCTCCTTCTCCATATGAGAACTTTGATCCAAGCATTCTACTGATGTAGCATAATCAAACTTATTCAAAGCTCCTCTCGCTCTATCTCTGAAGGCAGAGTAGATAGGTAGTGTATCCCAAGAGATGTTCATGTATCCCTTGCGTTCTCCTGTGTGTGTATCAACAGGGCAGAGGATGTCCATATACTTTGCGTTAGGCTGATTGCCTTGTGCATATCTACGGAGTCTTGCGAACTCATTAGTTGTTGCGAATGGGATGTAGGCATTGCCGTTTAACCATAGCGAATATAACCACTCGGCTTTCTTTCGAAACCATACCATATCATCCTTCTTCTTGGATGGGTCATAATCATCGCCAGGATCACCCCAGACATTTTGCTTATACTTCTCCTGCATAGGAGCGTTAAACGACATATTTATCATATCTAATTGGTTTAAAGTAATCTGTTATATCTGTTGTTGTATCTTCTTCCTCATAGTAATTTTCTGAATCTCCTGCGGCACAGAGTGCGTGACCTGCGGCAGCAGCCAAGTCAAAGTCTCCAAGGTCATCCTCTAAATCTTTCCACTCTTGTAGCAACTCATCGTGCTTCTCTCTCCTTCCGTGTTGCTCAATGTATGTCTGAGTCCTAAAGAATATATCTTGATTCACCTTTGCTTGTGCATTCGTACCTGCTTCATCATCGTACCTTCCTTTTTTCACATCAAATTTATAGTATAAATACCCTCCATACCCACGATTACGGAAATATTGTGACATATCCCAAGCATTCCTCTCTGCATTCATCTCACACCCGAAGTAAACACACATCATCAGCATATCTTCTCCGTACTCTTCACGAGTAGCAGGTCTATTCCTATAGGTGCAGATGAATCTATACGATGACCATTGTGATTTCTCCTTGTCCTTATCCACGGAGTTGTCATACTTGTAGAACACAGCACCACCACCATCAGAGTTGTCCACCTTACGAGTCTTATCAAACTTGTAGGGGTCAGCACCTGCAATGAATCGAGTAGTGTTAGATGGTCTCTTTAATCCTGTATCATCAAGGTACATTCTGTTTGCTTGTTTAGGATCTTGGAAGTTCCACGATAGATAGAACCTACCATCAGGGTGAGGGATGAAGATTACATAACTATCTTTCCCATTACCCCACTCAAAGTTCCCTCGCATCTTATCATCATTACCGTGTCGATAATGATTCAACCTATCCTCAATAACCAATAGGTTGAAGTTACACTTCCTTGCTGATGTCTTCCATGAGTCAGCGTACTTCAAAGGATATTGTCGGCACTCTTCTATGTACCCTGCAATGTCACCCGAATCACGCAAACTATTTCTCTTGTTAGTCAGATAAGACTCTATCAGTTTAGACCTTGGGTTACCATACTCATCGATGAAAGACTGCCCACTCTTTGGGTCAATACCTTCCATCCCTTCCGTTGCAGGTTGAAACAAAACATATAGACCTGATGTAGTCATACTATTCGCATTGCGTTTGTGGTAGTCAGAGTCATCGCATAACTTCTTGAAGTACTTACCACCACCTCGCTCCATCTCACCTGTGGTAGAGGTGTTAATCATCTTACCTTTGATAGGACTATTCCTTACGATGTTAGTCAGACAAGGTATCTGAATACGAACACGCTCTCTGATGTCCACCATCTCTGTCTTACCACACTCATCGTTGTGCAGGAAGTTCCTCTTCAATCCATCGTATGCTTTTACTCCTGAGTCACGATAGTCAAGATAAGATTCCAATGATGGCTCTGCTCGATCAGGGTGGCTGTTGGTTGTCGGTGTAAAGAATCTGATTACACTAATCACATTCTGCTTTTGGTCAGAGATAGGTTGAAAATAGAATGGAACTTTCTTACCGGGGATATAGATGCCTTGCTCGTGTGTCTCCTCTGCTGTGTTCTCATCCTTGTTCTGCATCCCTGTCTTGTAGAAGGGGGTCATTGCTGTACGATTCCATCTGATGGAACATACCTTGGTTGTCTCACCTGCCCTTCGTTGCTTGGGATTGTTGAACCCAAAGCAATTGTTATCATCCTCACACATCTTCCAAAACAAGAACCATCTCCTATCCCTTGACCTATACTCAGGATTTAACCCATCGATAGTCCAATTCTGAAGGTAGAAGTAGTGGTCACCTGTGATGTATGTAGGAACTCCATTGTTGAAGAACCAATAGCCATTCTCTCTGCGTTCCCATTCCTTTGATATGAACTCTATCTCTTCTGCATAGTAAGCAGGATCACGCTCAAGGATTTCAACCTTCTGCCTTGGAGTTAGTTCAGTCTTGTTATCCTCTGCATACACCACACTATTCAGTTTCCTCAACTTGTGAGGGAGAGTATTGTGTTGGAACATTTGGTCTTTAGGTTCTAACCCATAGCCATCTATTGTCTCTAATGGTGGAGGAGCAGGCAACTCATAAGCAACCTGCCTTAAGTCGGGATCATCGTTCCAAACTATCAGATTCTCGTGAGGTAGGTATTGTTTCTTAGCCATTCTTTTTAGAAGCTGCTCTTCTCTCTGGTGTTAGGTTTAATCTCTTGCGTATGTCCTCGTTGGCTATCTTGTATAGGTCACCGACAAGGAATGTATTGCGTTCAGTAAGGTACTGCTCTTCCAAGTTCATCAAGTCTTTCTGCATCCCTTGTAATTGCTTGTATAGTTCTCCACGAATCTTCTCCAATGAGAGTGGGTCTTTCTTATCATCGTTTACCACCTCACTCATAGTCCTCTGCTTACGATAGAAGGCTTCGTACCCTGACACCAACAGCATATAAGCAGTTGAGTTGAACAAGGAGCAGAAGTCTATGATAGCAAAGTTGACTGCCTCATCTTCTCCGTTCATTATCTTATAGAACTTTGGTTTGAATACATTGGTATCCTTATCGTACTCAAACCCACTCGCTAGTGCAGACCAACTCTTTCTCTTGAACACATCAGGTATCTGCGTGTATGCAGGTGACATCCTATCGTAGCACAGCAAGATATACTTGATGACATTGTTGGTGTCCTTGTTGTATTTCTTTTGCAGATTCTGAAAGGATTGAAACCTACCCAACTCTTTGAACTCATCAATCAAGTCCTCTCCCTTACGCACAGCCATCGGATTGAATCGCATAAACTTGTAGTCTCCTGCATTGAAGACATACTCCTGTGCTATGGTTAGTCCTCCACTCATGGCTGATAAATTCCTTGGATATCTTTTCTTCTCATTCTGTACAATGTCATCGGTAAACTCTTATGCATATCGTATTGCAAAGGTACTGCATAATTGGGCGAAAAGTACACATAATCACCAACTTGTACATCATCTTCTGATTCATAGATAGTATCGAACCTATCCAATAGGTATCTCTTTACAGGCTTACCTTTGTACCTTACGATACCACGAGTCTCTGACTTCTGTACCTTCACATAGTCAGGTAGGATAAGGAACTTACTTACTTCCTTCACCTCATTCGATTCTGTCATGTTGATTGGCTCTATCAAAACCAATCCGTTGATAGGGATAACCTGATCCCCACGCAGGATAACATGAATCTCATCGTATCTCACATAATGACAGCCATCTACTGATGCATTCTTGATAGCTTCACCATAGGATAAGTAACTCATAATCACCTTGTCACCTATCTGTAGCTCCATATCTACATCGTATTCTACTGACTTGACTACATTAGTCCTGTCAAAGTATAGTCTTTGAGGTAGTGCCATGACTGTTCCTGTGGTAACTTGGTGTTGCATTTTGTTGTAGGTAGTGTCTAATTTTAGCATGACTCCTGCTACCTCAACCTCTTCAGGTTCATCATCAAACTTGATGAGAACATTGTTAAACAATAAATCCATTTTTATTTTTGTTAGTAGGGTTATTCAGACACAAATGTAACTATTTTTGAACTTAGTAAGTAAACTAATTAGTGAGATGATTTTATTACAAGCATTACAATATCCTCCCTCATCTACTCCTTGGTGGGTAATTCAAGCATTGTTCGCTGTTGGAGCAGCAGGTGCAGTAGGTATGGGAGCAATGTGGAGACACATTGTTGGATTCAACAAACGATTTGATGAGTCTAATAAAAGATTAGAAGGTCTAACAAGAGTAGCTATCGAAGCAATGGTTAGTATATCTGCTTCAACGGATAGCCTTGCAGAGATGATCAAGAACAGCAATGAAAAACTTGCTCAATCTATACAAACAAATAACCAAAGTCTTATCACACTCATTCAGGAATTTAGAAGTGAAGTGAGAAGAGAATTAAAATAAACTACTATGGAATTTATTCTATTCAAAGTACCTGCTTTACATTGGGCATTAATGCTAATTGGTTTCGCAGTCCATGTACTGATGAAACTACAAACACATCTACAATTAAACCAAGATATCAAAGCATACTTTTCTTCTATGGCTGTAGTAACTATGCTTACATCCTTGCTTATGTCTATAGGCTTGTTGATAGCAGGTCACTATCAGTTCCCAAATAGTGAACTACTAGGTTTCATTTCCCTAGGTGCAGGTTATATGAACAATAGTCTTTGGACTAATGTTATGCAGATTAGTACCTACAAAAAAGTAGGCAACAACGAATAATAAAATTAGTTAATAACTTTTCTTTTTTATATAGTGTAAATGTGCTAACTTTGTTACACATAATAACACTATGACTAATAAAAATTATTTTCTTATAGTATCAAAAGGATGTCAATCATTTAGAGCAGGGGAAGAGCAAATGGATAAGCTACTTCGCCTATGGATACATCGTAATGGTATATGTAAGACCATGTCACAGACTCTTCGAGATATAATTGACAAGCAGTATGAGTTAGAAGAACCTCTAATGACTAAGAAGGTAAAGAAATTAAAATATAAATAATGGAAACACAACACACACATTGGAAGAGTCAGGTTAATCCTGATTACTTGGGAGCGTATGCTATCCCTCCTAATCAAACACTAATCCTTACCATCAAGTCAGCTACTAAGGAATTAGTTCCTTCTCCTAATGGAGATAGAAAAGAATGCTTAGTCATTCACTTCAGCGAGAAGGATATTAAACCTATGGTATGTAATCGTACTAACGGAAAGAATATACAGAAGGCATTGAAGTCTCCTTACCTAGAAGAATGGATTGGTAAGAAGATAGAGCTGTATGTTTCTAAGGTGAAAGCATTTGGTGATACCATGGATGCTATCAGAGTAAGAGACTATGCTCCTATAGTAAAACAAATTGATCCAATGGAAGCGATTAAAAAGCTAAGTAGTTGTAAGACTGCTGAAGAATTAAAGAACGCTTATCTATCTCTGAGCAAAGATGAACAATCAAATGCTGAAATAATCAAAGCAAAAGACAAATTAAAGGAGAAGCTACAATGAAAATATATACATTCGAACAACGCTCTTATGAGTGGGCATTGATGCGTAGAGCTAAGGTTACAGGTACATCTATCAAAGATATATTTAAGTCAGATTACCTTGAAGTAATTGATAGGCTAATCGCAGAAGAAGAAACAGAAGAAGTTCCTGATGATTCATTCGTTACTGATGCTATGCAAAGAGGTATCGACCTTGAACCTGTAGCTATTGCTGAGTACTCTGAGATTCGCAACTTAAAAGTTACACCTGTTGGATTCCTACAGAACGAATACTCATTCCCTTGGTTTGGTATCAGCTCTGATGGTCTTGTTTATCAGGATGACCAATTAGTAGGAGCAGTAGAAGTTAAATGTCCTGAGACTAAGACTCATGTTAAACGAATCAGACAAAGCAAACTGCCTAACGAATACAAGTACCAAGTCATGGCTCACTTCATCGTATCAGATTCGATCCAATGGGTAGACTTCATTAGCTTCGACCCTCGCTTTGTTCGTAAGCCTATCTTTATTCATCGTACCTACAGAACAGATTGCCTAGAGCAGTTAGATGAAATGAGAAATCGAATGTTTGAATTCGAAGCAAAGTTATCCGACATGAAAGAACAAATATTATTTTAAACTATATCAAATGAAAATCAAAGGTAAATTAAAGCTCATCACGAATGAGCGTAGTGGTACATCCACTAATGGAAACTCATGGAGAAATCTAACAATGGTAGTAACAACAGATGCTACCTACAATCCTGACATTGCATTCACCGTAGGTAATAAAATCTATGATGAGGTAAAGCGTATTGCT